CCATACAGTCAGTTTATGTAAGTGTATTGACAGTTAAATGAATAAATCATTTTCGACATTCTGTCTCACTGAACTATTATATTAGATTTTATATTAGAACTTTCTCATATCTCTATGATACAACCATTACGACAATAGAAAAGCGATATCCATAGGGAGTTCTTTTAAGGCATCCTGCTTAACAGGGTAGTCTATTGAAGTTAGATAATAAGCAATCCTATCTACCCTCTCTTTTAGGAAGGGATTCGATAACACGATAACAATCGGCGTGTCAACCTTAATCTTATTTGTACAATATAATATTAGATGTTTTGAGGGGATATAAGTTGTGTTGTATTAGCCATGATAGATGTTGTATTAGTTTTTCTCTTATAATGTATTTATACTATAACATAAAAAAACGGTGTAGTCAACCTTTTTTTAGCCCTTTTTATAAAAAAAGACCTTACATCCGGGATGGACATAAGGCCTTAATATATCCTAAGAGAAAAACTGTTAATACAGTTTTGTAATATTCATGGCTGAACTTACAATAGTATTTATGCTTTTCGTTCCCGGAGTATTTTGTTTATAGTTTCGTATGATGTATTGTACTTGTCTACTAAATGTTTTTTTATACCGTGATAGTATTCTGTGTTATAGAACTCATCTTGTATTTGTTTTCTAACGCTTTGTTTTATTTGATGTGGAGTACATTTCCATCTGTCTATGTCTGTGTGATAATCTACTATATCATAATGGTCAAGATTTACACACTTTACATTGCCACAGTTGTTTTTTACACGTGTGCTTCTTGTTAGTTTTTTACCCAGTTTTTGTTCTGCTAACCATCGTACAACGATAACCATACGTCCGTTGTTTTCTAATCTCATCATAGGATAATCCTGTGTGTGACATCCTGCTGTCCATATCTGGCAATCGCCTTCTTGTATCGTATTGTCCCTTATTTTTTCCTTAATCTTCTTCATAATATATCATATCCTTTGCGTACCATTTGTTGTGAAATAGTACTGTCTTAGTTGTTATTTCCTTGTATTTTGTTGGAATGTGAAACGTTGCGTCTTTTCTTTGACGCAACGCTGTTAAGATATTGATGAATAACTCACCATATACAAATACATGATATGCGTAGTCTTCATCATAAGTCATTATCTTTTCCTGTACTGTTTCCAGGCATTTGCTTGTGCCTTGATTTTAGATAGTTCTTGCTCTTGGAGAAAACAATCTTCTGATATACTATTATCTGTATCCCATATCTTTTTGATATGTTCATTCATAGTTACCATACGATACAGTCTTGTTCTTATAGCTTCTGATAAGAAATGTTTCTTTTTTAATCTATCAAGCTGTTCAAAACAATAGTAGTAGTCAAGGGCAAGTTTGCCTAAAGCGTCTTTTTTCCATATCTTATTAAGTTCTGTTTTACCATTGTCCGATACAAGTTTGTCTCGTAATAATAATAGTTCATCACCAGTTACTCCAAGTTCACTTGCTTTATATTCAAATGTTCCTTTAAGAACTTCTATATGGTCTTCTACTAAATCGTAATCAATCATATTAAGCCGCCTTTGTTTTACTTCTTAGTTGGTCAATGATAGAAACATAACCGTCATATCCATCAGGATCAAACGCTATTTGTCTATGATTAATCATCCTTTGTAGGTCTACTGCCAACGCACTTGATGTATATTTTTGTTCCTTTATTAACTGTGCGATAACTATGTCTAAGACGCCCTCAGTTTCACAACCAGTCAATCTTTCCATATCGTGTACATTTAAGTCACCTTTAAGGAGATGTATCCTTAAGAAATCAGCCATTAAATCATACATTCTGTCATTATAAAGACTTTCCATAAAGTATCCATTCATCTCATGTTGCATAACTCGTTCAAGTTCTTGTTTTGTATGGTTCGGCCAATGTATCTCTTTTTGTTCGGCTTTGTCGTTGTAGTGATCCCATACTTCTTTAGTTAATGTTTTTATATTTTTTTTCATTGTTGTATTTCCTTACATGTTAGATACTCACATTATTATGAGTATGTTATTATATTAACATATGTATTTATCAAAGTCAAGCGAAAAGTGGTTAAAAAGGCAAAAAAAGAGCCCGCCTCAGGAGAAACGGACTCTTTAAGTAAGGAGTAATATATATCGTCAAATATACGTTACGTGTGTATCAAGTGGCTACAACTACCACTTGATACGATATTTAGTATATAATCAAAACATGACAATCGATTATATACTCAAGGAAAACTATGACATATCAATACTCATTGAATACGACTGTGATACTCATCACTCCATAGTCTTATATTTACCAGTATCCAGAAGGACAAGTTCTTTTTTTACTGATTTATCTATATACTATATCACATAAATGCAACCGCGTCAAGTGTTTTTGCAACTTTTTTTACACTTTTATCAAATGTTTTTGGCAAATGTATTTCCCATATTGGTTCATTTGACCATATAGGTCTATATAATATACTATCTTCTGGTATAAGTTGCAAATCTACTGTAGATTGAACAAGTATAACACCCTTTGCATCACGTGGGGGTTTTTTTCTTATTACTTTTAATCTGTATGGTAGTGTATCAAATGCGTCTTGCTTTAATATTGTGTAGGACATAAAGACCTCATAGTTATTCTCCCGCTCTTTCGTAGCGTTCTAACTTGTCCTTAGCCCATGTTAATGCATCCGGGCCACCCCAGCCCATGTATGCGTAATATGCCTTGCCGTACTTCTTGGCATTGCGTTGTGTTGTATAATCTTTTTCAAATCTTTTTAGAAAAGCAAATATCTGTGATATTTCTGCTTTGTTAAACTCTCCGCCTTCGGCTATTTTTTTAGCACGACGGCGTCCTACACTTGTGCCCCAACGTTGCGAATACGGTGCTGACTTATTATAATCTAACGCTGTACGTGCCGCTGATTGCATAGTTTTAGTTGCTCTGTATGGCATTGTTTACTCCGTTGGTTGTTCTGCGGCATCCCACATGTCTGCACACTCATCTAATAAGAATGCATACTTGTGTTGCTTTTCTTTTGGTAGTTCTCTAAACTCTACGACAAATCTATGCAAGTCTTCTATGTCAATCCATCCTTCATCTGAATAACGGTCTAACATATGGTCTAAACGCATAAGCGTATAAGAATGTCGTGTGTTTGCTTTTCTCATATTATCCTGCACTTATCTTTACTGTACCGCTATCGTTCCATAAGCGTCCTGCAACGCTCGGGTCTGATGTTGGTAATCCAGAAAAATCCACATTGCCTGTGATTTCTACAGCTTCGTCTATTTTGACAAGTGTAGCACCATAAACACTCATAACACATTGAGCCGATGGTGATGTAATACTACCAAACTGCCAACCTGCTCCACTTACACCAGCATAGAAGTCTGTACTATTAGCATATACAAACTCTCCGGCATCTGTACCACTTTGTAGTGTTAGATTGTTGCCAGCTTGTAGAGTTTGATTTCCACTATGATTAACACCCAATACTTTACCTGCTATTGCGGCATCTGTTAAACCAGTGACTGTTAAAGTACCTGCACTATCGTCATATGTTAGCGTCATATTTGTGCCAGCTTGTAGCAGGGCATCTACTCTATCATCTACTCGTTCATTTGTATACCATAGGTTACTTGAACCTTCAGCGATATAATCTGTGCTTAATAAACCTATGCCTGTACCTGTGAACCAAGATTGTACTCTTGCGTCTGTGTAGTATAAGTTTGTAGATCCTTCTGTTACAACATCTGTATCTACTTGATTTGCGCCTGTACCGAAATCAATCTTTGTAGCGTCAACACTATCGTTAGCCAACTGTGTTGTTGTTATTGATCCTGGTGCTGATGTTCCTGGTGTAATAATACTCATTTTTAATGATCCGTATCGTCTTTGTTGTTTGTTATGATTGTCTTGTTGTTATCCCAATAGACATTATCATCATACTCTCTCATATTTAGCTGTATCACATGATCCGGTTTTATCTGGGTACTTAAGATACGATATAGCTTGTCTGTTTGACCAAGAGTACTGTTTGTGAACTTTACAACATCGCCTACTGCTAAATCTATCATACTTGGGTCAACTGTTACTTCGATGATACCACTTTGTCTGCTTTGATTGATTTCTTCTGTAGCTATACGTTCTATCATTTCTTTGTTTGTGGTATTCGATAGTTGCATATCTTGTTTAAGTACAATATCGTCATTTGAACTATTTTGTAGTGTTGAACTGCTTACACGTGTTACATCTTCTTGGTAGTTAAATGGATCAACTTCGTTTGGAAATGTTACTCGTAGTTCGTTTAACAGTGTTTGTTTTGATGCTTGTAGATAGTTTATACTGTCTACAATATTATCATCACCGATAGTGACATTTGTTGTTGCTGTTGGTTTATCTACAAGTAGTTTATATGTATCACCTGTTATAAGACCTGCACGACAAGTTGTTAATAGTTCTTCTAAGTTATCAAGCATAGTTTGTTCACTGTCTATGAATGCGTTACATTCATATCGTGTTACTGCTGTGCTATCACTTGCCGTCTTTGCTACTGTCTGGGCACAGTATGTTTCTGCGGCAGTGAATGTTGTACTATCTAACAGTGTATGTGGAATACCCTTGCCATATAAATCATTTGACAAGAAATCGTATATACATCGTGCTGGGTTTGTACTATAAGTTAAACTTGAAGATTGTGCGGAACCAATAGCAGGGACTTTCTTACCCTTTAACAGATATGTTACATTGGGCGCACCACTACCATATACGTCTTCGTCCCAGGTCAACTTAATATATACATAAGCAAGTTTATTCCCTACTTTAGTATTATCACTGTCGTTAAAGCCTGGTATAGTTTGTCCAGCTTCTGCTGATTGCGAACCATCATAGAAGTATATTTCTGCTTTGCCACTGTACGCACTTTCATATGTCCAGTTTGCGTTTGCGTTTGAACCAGAACTTGATGTTGCTGTTGCTACAAGTTCATCGTTAAAGAATACTTTTTCTAAATGTTCAATAGGCCCTTCGCATAGTGTTTCTACGATATGTAGATTTGCGTTATTTGTTCCATCTGAACTTAGATGTGTACGGTGTCCAGCTATTCGTCTTCTACCATATACAACTGGTATAGTTACTGAGCTACCACTTTTAGTTACAAGAACACCTGAAATACCACGTTGTTGTTTTGCTTGTTTTCGTTTTAAGGCTTTAGTTGCTAATGCTACTGTACCTACAACGATAATAGCACCTAATATTGCACCACCACCAAAGATGGCACCAACTGCTGTTGCTACTGCTACGGCACTTGCGATTATTGTTGGCATTCTTTTCTCCTATATACTTCGAAATACCTATCAAACTCTCTTATATGTCTCATACGTATATCTTTAGATTTTGGGTCACCGACAAGTACTGTTTCTCCAAATATAACAGGCATATAAACATCCCATGCTCTGTTTTTACTTGGCATCCATACAATGTCGCCACCTTCTACTTTATTTACCGGTCTACGCTCATAGCCAAGTTCGTCAAACCATTGTGGTATGTTAAGTGTTTTAGCTACAGTATTTGCTTCACGCCACGTACTATATGTACCACGCAATGCACCAAGATTATGTGGGTCTTTCCAGTTTGGGTTACATAATCGAACAAACTGGTATAACATTTGATGACAATCGTTGGCACCCCATGTAAAGTTTTGCTTTACAAGATGCTTTGCCCAAGTGTCTATTAACTTCTGCCCCATTTCACATCCTTTTGTGTATCTGTAGCGTTCGCAAAGAAGTTATCGCCACTGAACAGTATTTGTTGTTCTGTATCGTTTGTGTGTCTACCACTTTGTGATTGAAAGTCACTCCAATGCGAACTTGCACTTACACTTAGTACTGCTGTTCTACTTTTGAAGTCTTCTACCATTCTTGGTTGGTCTAAACGACCGTCAAATACGAGAATAGGCGTTCCCACAATCCCGTAGTTGTTATCCAATACAGTACGATGTATGAGTACCCTCCTGTCGATATAATCATAATCTAAAAACAGTTTAACCATACTTGTATCAATACCGGAAAGCGATATGTCAACGTTTTCAATCTTTATTTCCTCTTCTTCTATAATGTCTGATATGCCTAATAAGCCTTTTGTTGCAAGATATGTGTTACTATTGTATGTAATATCTACTGGCCCATCATTAAGGTATGTGTTACCACCACCTATGTTTTGAAACTCTACAAGATTACATATATTGAAACTTTTAGTTGCAAGTTCTGTTGCTGTTGCTGTTGCTACGCCTCTACTCATGCCATACTCTCTACAAACTTAAACGACATACGATAGATACCTGCGGCATCTACTGTATAATCTAATACATCATCTACAAGTTTAGCTTTTATTAACATGTAGTCTATTCTTACAACATTACCATCTGTACCATCTGCGGTAATATATGCGTTTTGTTCGTTTCTTACAAGTGGGGGTTCAATCGTATATGCTACACGACCATAATCGTCTGCTGTTGAACTGTTTGATCCTACAATCTTATAAACTTTAGTACCAAAGTTTGTTGTGAAATAGTTTCCGTTTGCAATACAGTTTGTTCCTGGTATATGACCATCGACAACTGCTGTTGAACTGCCTTGAGAACCTTCTACGATAACCATACGATTTGACCATCCAGCTGTTTGTGTAGTATTGTTTTGTACCCAGTTAGATACATGCTGTATAGCTTGTGATGGGATATAAAGTTGTATATCTAAACTTGCACCTTTATACTTTTCAAATGCTTGTATGTATTCTGTTGCTTCACTTTCGTTCATTGGGGGATATTCAAACTCGAATGAATATCTTTGTGCACCAGTCCCTACTGTTGTAGTTTTTAGTCCACGTGTCTCACTTTTTAATGTTGGTCTTTCACTTATAATACGTACTGTGTGTGGGTCAACACCTCCTGTTGTAGGATAAGGCCAGGCTCTTTGATACCATTCTTGTTCAGATGGTGCTACTGTTGTTGGTGTTCTTGCCCCGCCACCATCACCTAATCCGGGAATAGCGAATGCTGTATCGATATAAGTTGCACTTTGTCCTAAGCCTTCATAGAACTCTGCATCACTTTCTGCTATATCTACTGTAGCTTTGTTGCCTAAGCTGTTACTTGCACCCGCATCTGTTCTGAATAATACTCTTGGTCTAATCTGTGCTGTAGTTTGTGGGATCTTATCTATAAAGTATAACTCTTGGTAATCATTGTCTGTGCTATAACCCCAACCACCACTTATACTTGTACCATCGCCATCGTTTCTTGCTACATTGGCAATCGCTGTTACAACACCACCACTTGTAGTTACTGAAAACTTTGCGTTTCTTAAATCAAACCATTTAGTAGATGTTGAAATCGTATCAGCACCTGCATATGCGGGATTAACATCGAATACTGAACCATTAACATTTAAGTCATCGTGGTAATATTGATAATCATATATGACAAGCGGTTGCGAGACAAATATATCTCCACTTAATCCAGTTACACTTGATGTATCATCGTGTGTTCCACTTGATGGGTTTGTAATCGCTGTTACTCGTCTGTCTCCATCGACTGTGAGTTCATTACCATAATCATCTGTACCGATTAAGGTGTAGCTATCGCCAGATCCTTTAACAGAACCTTTTGTATCTAAACCCAAGAAAGGCTTTTGTTGGTAGTTTTTAGTATCTATAAAATACTGTTTGCTTGGTAGTAGAATAACATCTGTATCAGCATATACTTGTTCTGCTGTTCTGTTATTTGTAGTATTGTTTGTCCAAGCAATATAATATGTTCCGCTATCACTCCAGAACTTTGCTTGATCCCATTTGTAATAAGGTAGTACATGTGAAAAAGCGGTTGGTGACGATAATGGAGAACTATTTGTCCACTCGTCATACATAACATCATCCCAGTGTGCTACAATCTTATCTGTTATTTGTTTTACTGTATAACTGTTTGGGTTACGCTGTGAACTTGAGACAACGCCACTTTTAAGTATAGCGTTATACAACGCATCACGTGAACATATAAAGGGGTATCTTGCTTGTATTGCCGATGAACTAAAGTTTGCTTTTTGTGTATGCTGATATGTTCTGCTATAATGTTCGAATGTATAAGCCATCTTTTATTTCTCCTATTTAACCTAACGGCCCTGATTGCGCCCTTCTACGGAATGCATCTTGGACAACGCCGGTTATAACTCGTTTATTTTGTACAAGGAACTCTGTTCCACTTTGTGTATCGATGGCGCTTATGTTGAAGTTAACTGTTAAGTTCTCTCCACTGGTTACATCTGCTACATCGTGGTTTGCTACAACTTGACCTGAACGTCCTGGCAAGAATAGTTCTGGCCCTCGTTCACCTACAATGATAGGCTTACGACCTGATGGAACATTACCACCTTCTGCAAACAGACCACCTAATAGGGCACCTGCGCCTACAAGCAATCCTAATCCTGGTATTGCACTTGCACCCAATCCAAGTATACTACCGATACCACCACTCATACCCATACCACTACCTAAGATAGCTTTTTGTATTTGTGCTTCTATAAGAGCGGCTATGATGCTTCTAACTGCGTTTAAGGCTATATCTTGCAGACTTTCAAAGCCATTACCCATACCTAATAACATGTCTGCCATTGCACCACTTATACTTGAGACGGCACTGCCCATCGCATCTTTAATAGATCCTGCGAGTGAGAAGCCTTCTTTTTCTGTTTCTTCTAATGCTGATTTGAGTTGGTCATATTGTTCTTGTTGAACTTCTGATAGTGACCCTGTTTCTTTTTTAATATCTTCTAATACACTTAAGTATCTTCTTTGGAACCCTTCGGTTCTTACTGTATTCTTTGCAACTTTTTCAAGTTCTGCTGTGAACTCTGCGTATGTTTGTACTGTATCACCTGTTTTAGTATTTAGGTCTTGTGTTGCTTCACCTAACATTCTTAAAGCTACTTCGGCACGATACCCTGTTAGAGTACCTTCTTCAATACGTCTATTAACATCACGCAACATCTTAACACGATTGATTTCAAGCATAGTGTTTTCATTTAGACGCTTGTTAAAGTCCATTGTATAATCAGAATAGTCATTTGTAGTTTGACCTAAATGGTCTAACATATCATCATAATATGCGACTGCCATACCACCTTCTTGGAAACGTGTTCTTGCTATCATTAAGGTAGCGTTAAGAATACGCTGTTCGTTTTGTGTTTTTGTTAACGAGTTTGTCATCTCGCTATACTTTTCTTTAGCTAACTCCATAACTTGTGACTTAGATAAGAAA